GCTGTTGTAATTGCATCCGTTTCTGGCCCTCGACACTCGGCATATGCGGAGTGCTGATGGTAAAACTCGGTTGTAAATTAGTATGCCTCAGACAGTGAGACGGTTGGAACTCCAAACCTATATTCAGAAGTTCTTAGTACTTATTCACCAACAAGGGTTGTCTTATGACTACCCGTACGGTGATGTACTTCGGACTTTATCGAATAAGGATCTTGAAGAACTGGCCCGACTGCTGAAAGAGCTTGCTGACCAACACCCGGGTTGAGGTATTTCTCTTGGCTTCGAACTTTAAAGAACAGGGAGGATGGGATTCTGTTACGTTTAAAACGTATAAGAATCAATCCGGAAGCACAACTGTAGTTAACACGCAGGTAGGATATACCGACGTGAATTATAAGAGTACTTTCGGCCATACTATTCCTGGCTTTAAAAAGCGATTACGTGACGGAGACCTTCTACCGCATACTAGCTTTGAACAGTATGAACATACTGGTCATTGCGAGTACCACTTTACTTGGCGACGATCATCGTGGCCAGGCACTGGGGATAAGCAGTGGACGGATCCGGTGGGTGGAAATGCTCAAAGCATTTTCGGCCCATCAATCGAGTCTTGTCGTCTGTTATGTAATGAGCATGGTGAAGACCACGCTTACTACGTTCAGGCGGCAGCGGCCAAACTGGCAACAGCTGGTTGGGACGCGCTCACATTTCTTTCGGAACTACGGAAGACTATTGCTATGTTCATGGACGTGGGGCACAAGCTCCGACGTCTGATGAACGGCAAACCTCCCGGAAAGCCTTGGGATTTGTGGCTCGAAGGACGTTACGGATGGAGGACCCTCTTACTAGATCTTCGAGAACTAGATGAGGCCCTTCATAAGTTAGACGTCTCACGTGAGATATCAAGTGAGAGAACCGGATCTTCACAGATCTGGAACTCAAACGCGGTATCTTCTTCTAGTTCGGTAGTGTGGACCCAGACTATTGAGGACAATAACTTGTACTCACTTAGTACACGGGGCGCAGTATCGGCTAGAATCAAGTTGGCGAGATTCCAATTCAATCCGTTGTTGACCGCTTGGGAAACTGTGAAGTTTTCCTTCGTGGTCGACTGGATATTGAGTGTGGGCTCGTCTCTTGCCGCTTTATCGTTCTTAGCTCTGCAGAAAGAGTATACAGCTAGCTTTGGCTATAAACTGTCTGTGGAACGTGAGTTCCGCGTGACAGCCGTTGCTAAGTCGGGTTTCATCGTTGATGATTATACCAACTTGACAACAGCCCAGGTTAACTATACTACTCGCATACCGACAACAGTGTCGTTCATTCCGCGTTTCAAGCTGAAGATTGATGGCGCTAAGATCATAGATCTTATGTCATTGATTTCTCAAGCTTTACTTAGGAGATGATTATATGCCAGCAATGGCTACTTCACTTACAGAGTTTTCCACAAACGGAGACTCTCGGACGTATACGACTACTGGGCACACAGTTTCGAAACCGAAGCTGGTTCTACAGAAGCGCCGCGTACCGATTGGTAATCAATCAGTGTCTGAGAACAAGATCAGCGTTGTCAACGCTGCTCTCGACCCGGACGGCTCGGTTCTACCGAGCAAGGTCAGCCTTAGTATCGACGCACGGATCCCATTGAATATCGATTCAGGGGATACGTCTGTCGCTGATGCTTTAGCGATCCTGCGTGATATCGTTGCTAGCGATGAATTCGCTGCTTCGCTTACCACGCAGAACTTCCTTAAGTAACCAATGAAAGCTATTTACCGGGACTTAGCGGTCCTGGTTGTAGATTTCCTCCTACGGTATTTCCGTAGGAAATTGGAAACTAAGAAGGATGAGGTTCTAGAAATGGAATCTCCTCCAAATGAAGACCCCGATGAAGGGGACGCTAAACGCAACTAAGGGAGTACTCCACATGGAGACTCAAAAAGTAGTATACGACATGTGTCGATGCTACCTATCTGATCATGCGTTAGAGTTAGGTTCTAGAGGCGAAAGGATCTCAGGTTTCCTGAGGTCCCGTAACCTTAAGGCTCTATGCTCTACGTCTAGTCTGATTGACTGGCAAAGCGATACAGTCAGCATCATTAGACACCTAATGCAAATCGAGTCCTTCTTTAAGAAGAACGAGGTTTTCAGCGACCCGGAGGTTTGTCTCCAAGCTGCAGCGAAGACTTTTAAAGAGTCTGAACTGCGATGCAAAAGAGCGAACCGCCGTCTCGACTTCTACTACGTCCATCGCGATCGACTAGATCCCGATATGGACTTGTGGATGAAGAGGGCTGAAGCCTATATTCGAAGAGTGTTAGGTCCTTTTGATGTTTTCCTGAACAACCTTCCGAGGTTTATCAGGTTGACTAGCGGCGCGACTTCGAACCGGTCTCGGCGGGAAAGTCTCCCATACCTCAAGGTGAGGAAGAGACTGAACTGCCCAATATCAGCTGAACCGTACCTCCAGAGCTTATCCCGGTTTTACGGGGTTGGGCCCTTGAGAATAAGGTACTCTGATATCAACCGTGTCGAGGCTGTCCCTAAGAACTGGAAGACCCATCGTTTGATCGCGTGCGAACCCGAGGGTGCATTACCCTTGCAGCTTGCATTCGATACATTTACGAAGGAGCGGTTAAGGCTTTTTGGCATTAACCTGTCTGACCAGATCCGAAATCAGGAATTATCACGAATCGGTTCGTTGGATGATAGTCTTGCGACTATTGATCTTTCGGCCGCTAGTGATACACTGGCTTATAATACTGTAGCCTGGCTCCTTCCGGAGCAGTGGTTTAAGTACTTAAGTTCAGTTCGTTCTCGAACCTATAAAGGAGTCTTTGGTATTGGAAAATACCATAAATTCTCCTCGATGGGTAATGGAGCAACTTTTGCTCTCGAGACCCTGATTTTCGCTAGTGCATGTTTCGCAGTAGGCTCGAAGCGCTTTTCCGTCTACGGTGATGATATCATCATCGAAAGCGAATTGGCGCCAAAGCTGATGCGATTCTTGCGATTCCTTGGTTTCATTCCGAATCCAGATAAAAGCTACTACGAGGGACCCTTTCGGGAATCTTGTGGTACGCACTGGTTTCGTGGTGTTGAGGTGACGCCTTTCTATCTGCGAACAGGGTTCAAGCGAAAGCCTGATCTCTGTCACGCGGTTAATGGATTGGCGACCATCTCTCTACCGGGTGGGCGTATGTGGGAATTCTTAAAAGACCTCCTAAGGTCTAGAAGACTCCCGTTTACTCCATTCAATGAAAACTCTACGTCCGGTGTTTGGATAGATATCCATTCATCGTACGCCAAGGGATTAATTAAAACCAAAGATTGGGTCGCAAAGTACAAGTCGTATGCGTCCAAGACGTCTACGATTGAGAAATTCGACTCAAGAACTTACTTCCTGTGGCACCTTGATAGGTACTACAAAAGTCGTAGGTTCGCTGACGATATTTCCATTCGAGCTTTAGGCCTTGATAGGCATCTGGCTCTGTGGAAGTTGAATCAGACTTCGGAATTAATTACTAGTAGGGTGCCCCTTACGGATCATCGTTATGTCCGCAAGTGGGTTCACTGGTATCCACCAGTGTCGGCTACTCCCGACCACCTGTATTGGTGGTCGGAGTATGTGCTCGCCCCGTAAGGGGCTAGTCCATACCATAGTAGTGG